CTATCGCGCGAAATTTTTTCCCAGTCAGAACGAAATGGAGTGATTTTATGCCAGACGGCAGACCTAAACTGATTGCGCTGGCTCGCGGTCACCGCACAAAAGCCGAAATTGAATTGCGAGAGAAGGCTGAAAAGTCATTATATACCGGCGAGCGCTTTCACGAACTGCCCCAGGTTGCAGCGAGTACAATTGCCCATCGCGAGTACTCCCGGCTCAAACGGCTTTACTCCAAAATACCGTTTGTTGATGCCCTCGACCAGCAGATTATCAATCAATACTGTTTAGAGGTTGATAATGCAGACAATATGCAAAAAATACTTACACAATTGCAGTTAATGACTGGGCAAACAGATGACTTCGACAAGAAATTAGAGATATTCGGACAGATTAACAGGATGCAAACTGCCCTGCGACAGTCCAAGGAGTTGCTTTTAAAGTACGGCGACAGGCTTTTGCTCAATCCCGCAACGAGAATCAAGTCCATTCCAAAGACGCCAGTCAACGATAAGCCAGAACTAACAGGTATGGCACGGTTGCTTGCGTCAGGGAGGCCAGTATAAAACAAAGGGGGTCATTATGCCTGAAGTAAAATATACGGTTTATATGCACGTGTCCCCCATTGGTAAAAAATATATTGGAATCACCTGCCAGCCAGCACATTTAAGATGGAGGAGCGGACGCGGATATAGTAAAAACATCTACTTTTGGAGGGCTATTCAAAAGTATGGGTGGGAATCGTTCCTGCACCTTGTTTTATTCTCGGACTTAAATAAAAATGATGCCGAACAAAAGGAAATTGAACTGATTTCTGCACTGCAAACCAACATTAAAACCCACGGTTATAATCTTGAAAGCGGTGGGAGAACGGCCGGTAGGGCGTCTGCGGAAACCTGTAGAAAAATGAGCGTTTCATCCACTGGCAAAAAGCACTCCGAGGCAACAAAAAGAAAAATCAGCGAACATGGAAAAGGAATCAAAAAATCCCCCGAAGCCCGACAAAAGATGAGCCAGTGGCAAAGGGGCGAGAACAACAATCGATACGGCATCGTTCCAGATCATGCCAAAGCCGTACAACAAATTACCAACGAAGGATTGGCTTTGCGCACGTTTCCATCCATGACACACGCACAAAGAGAAACCGGAATAAGCAGAAAATCCATACAAAAAGTTTGCGAGCACCAATTGAAAATAACCGGCGGATATGGATGGCGGTATGCGTAATGATGAGCAATGCAAGGGCGTTATACGCCGTCAATTTTATTGAGTCGCTTTGCCATACAAAAGGGTCTTTTGCCGGCAAGCCGTTTCAATTGCTCCCGTGGCAGCACGAGGTCATGTCGGATATTTATGGAACTTTAAATGAACGCGGGCGCAGACAATTTAACTACATTTATTTAGAAGTCCCTAAAAAGATGGGCAAATCCGAACTGGGCGCCGCGGTTGCCCTGTATCACACCTTTGCAGACGGCGAGCAACATGGGGAAATATATAGTTGCGCCGCCGATCGACAACAAGCCTCGTTTGTGTTTGACGTTGCATTTGACATGGTGGAGCAAAACCCCATATTAAAAGGTCGTTGCCGTCCGGTTATTTCACAGAAAACCATGATCGACAAGCAGACCGGTTCGGTGTACAAGGCTCTGTCTGCTGAGGCATACACAAAGCACGGAGTTAATTTGTCCGCTTGCGTATTTGACGAATTGCACACCCAGCCCAACCGGCAGCTGTACGACACCATGATAGACGGCTCTGGAGATGCGCGGCTAGAACCGCTGTGGTTTTTCATTACAACCGCCGGGGATGACCCTGACCGGAAAAGCGTAGCGTGGAGCGTGCATCAAAAAGCACAGAACATCATTGACGGAACGGAAATCAATCCCTTTTGGTATTGCCGAATTTGGGGAATCCCTCAAGATTACGAGGGTGACATATGGGACGAAGCCCTGTGGTATAAGGTCAACCCATCGCTTGGGCATACCATTGAGATCGATGCTGTAAGGCGCCAGGCGCTTGAGGCTCGCAATGATCCCGTTAAGGAAAGGAATTTTCGCTGGCTCCGGCTCAATCAATGGGTATCCCTCAAGCGCCTCGGATGGCTTCCAATCACGATGTGGGATACGACCGTTCGCGACTGGAGCCCTGCCGACCTGCTCGGTAAGAAATGCTATGTCGGCATCGACCTGTCAAGCAAGATCGACCTGACCGCTGCCGTGCCCTTGTTCCCACCACAAGAGGGTTTTGATGACTGGCGCTTCTTGATCAACGCATGGGTACCGGAAGACAACATGAAAGAGCGCGAACACCGCGACCATGTGCCATACGGCGACTGGGTCAAATCGAAGCACCTGAATGCTACGCCGGGCGACGTGGTTGATTACGGATTTATCAAAAACCACATCGAAAAGATGGAGATGCAGTACAACGTCCAGTATTACTGCGGCGACCCGTGGCACCTGGAAATCCTGCGGCAGCTCATGCCGTACGAGATCCAGAGCAAATTCATAGAGATATCACAATTGATGGCGGGCATGTCCCCCGCAATGGGCGAGCTGGAACGGCTGTTCCGGTCCGGGCTGATATCGCACGAAAAGAATCCGCTGGGACGGTGGACGTTCGGCAATGTGATCGTAGCGACCGACGGGAACGAGAACACTAAGCCGATGAAGAACAGGTCGCTTGAACGAATAGACCCGATTGTCGCCTTGGTAGACGCGATGGCCGGGGCAATTAAGATGGAGCCAAAGCGGTCTGTTTACGAAGAACGTGGCATGAGGGCAGTATAGGGTGGTGAGTTATTGAAAATCAAAATATTTGGCAGAACAATCGAAATCAAAAACGCTGTTTATGACTTGCCTTCCCTGTGGAATGACAGCGCATGGAAAGACTACTTAACCGGCAAGGGGTACACAGTCAGCGCCAATACAGCGTTAAAAGTTGCCGCCGTCGTTAGATGCTGTGATGTTGTTGCCAAGACAATGGCATCCTTGCCACTTCATCTAATGCAGGAGTCAAAGGCTGGCAAGGAAAAAGCGACAGGCCACCCGGTGTACAAGTTGTTGAATAAATTGCCCAATCCAGGGACGACAGCTTATGAGTTCTGGCATATGTATGTATTCAGCCTGATGCTGACTCGCGGGGCATATGCGAAGATCGTCCGCGACAGGAACGGGTTTATCAAGCAGCTCTGGAACATACCGACCGCGAATGTATCGAAGTTTTTCAACGAAATAAACGGCGAGCGATACATTGTCATTCACTTAGGTTCTGGAAAGACCGAAACCTTGCGAGACGGTGATTTCATGTATTCTCCAGGGCTGCGGTTTAATAGCTCGATTGACCCCGAAAACGCGGTGCTGATTGCCTCAGAAGTTTTAGGCCTGACAATGGCGCTTGACGGGTATGCAAAGGATTTCTTTGAAAACGGTTCAAATCTGGGCGGCGTGCTTGAAACAAACACAGCCTTGTCTGATACAGCCTATGACCGGTTTCAAAAATCATGGAATACAAATTATGTCGGCGTGGTCAATCAGCATAAGGTTGCCATTTTAGAAGAAGGCGCGAAATTTAACGAAATAGGCAAGGACCCGGAAAAAAGTCAGGCGCTGGAAAGCAGAAAATTCCAGGTGCTTGAAATCTGCCGGATGTTCGGCGTGCCTCCGCATAAAGTGTTCGACCTCGACAGGGCAACATTCTCCAACATTGAGCAGCAAAACATTGAGTATGTCCAGGAATCCATAGCGCCCATGTCGGTCAGGCTGGAACAGACCATATACAAAGATCTGCTGACCACGAAAGAGCAAGAAACCTACTTCGCGAAGTTTGGGATAAACGGACTTCTGCGCGGCGATATTGCCGCAAGGTCTGCGTATTACCATAACGCTCGTCAGGACGGATGGATGAATGCGGACGAGATCCGCGAGCTGGAAGATATGAACAAACTACCGGCCGGCGCTGGCGGTGACATTTACGCAGTGAACGGCAACATGATCCCATTGACTTCTATTCCTGAAAATAAACCGAAGGGAGCAAAACAGAATGTCTAAATTCTGGAACTTCAAAAACAAATCAGATAATACCGGCGAGCTGTTGCTTTATGGCGACATTTCATCGGTAAGTTGGTTTGGTGACGAAATCACGCCAAAAGATTTCAAAAAAGACCTTGACGCCCTGGGTGATGTTAAAAACCTGGACATCTTTATAAATTCAGGAGGAGGCGATGTTTTCGCCGGCCAGGCAATCTATTCCATGCTCAAGCGTCACTCGGCATTCAAGACCGTTTATGTCGACGGACTAGCCGCCTCAATTGCGGCACTGATCTCCCAGGTTGGCGATGTGAGAAAAATGCCCAAAAACGCCATGATGATGATTCATAATTCCTGGACCATAGCAATTGGTAACTCCGCGCTATTCCGCAAGATGGCCGATGACATGGATAAGATTGATGAGTCCATCCGAGGCGTGTTCATCGATAAAACTGGACTTGACCAAAAAGAGATAACTGACCTGATGGATGCGGAGACCTGGATGACGGCGGAGGAAGCTGTCAAGCGAGGCTTCGCGGATGAAGTCGAGGAAGAAAAGAAACTGGCCGCCTCAATGAATGGCGGTTTTTTTATGCTCAATGGCCAGCAGTTTGACTTGGCAAAATTCAAAAATCCTCCACCGATTCAGGAGTACCAACCGATTGACAACGGGGGCGTAAGCCAGCCCGCAGCAATATCACCAGACCACATAATCGAACAACGGAAACAATTTGCAGCAATCAGAACAAAAATCATCAACGCCTATTAAGGAGGGCAACAAAAAATGGATGCTATGAAAATCATAGAACTCAAGCAGGAGCGCGCAGGACTGACCGCTTCAATCCGCGAACATCTGGACAAATTCGTCGATAAGGCCGAGGGTGCTGAGGATATCGGAGCTCGGACAAAGATGGAGAACCGCTTCGACGAGCTGACAAACATCATCGACCGCGAGGAAAAGCAACTCGAGCGCGAGCGCCAGATGGGCGAGAAGCCCGGCGCCACCCCGAAAGACGCCAAATCAGAAATCAAGTCCGCCTTCAACAATGTGTTAAAATCCTGGGACGAGCGGAACTTTTCCGTCTACAACTCCCTGCAGCAGGACAACCCCACGCAGGCAGGTTATCTGGTGCCGCCGGAGGAATTCCGAAATCAGCTGATTCAGGAAATCGCCGCTGCTACATTCATGCGGTCGAAAGCCAATGTCCTACCGCCTCTTACGAGCGCGCAATCGCTTGGCGTTCCCACCCGCACCGCCGACATGGCCACGTTCGGCTGGGGCACTGAAATTTCAGCCCCCGCAGAAGATACCTCGCTAGCTTACGGCAAGCGCGAAATGAAGCCGAACCCCGCTGGGATCTACATCAAAGTCAGCAACAAACTGCTCCGCACAATCCCGGTGGTTGACAGCTACATCCGCGAGCAAATGGCCGCATCCGGCGCAAAAGGGCAGGAAACCGCCTTCATGACCGGCTCCGGAGCAGGGCAGCCCCTCGGACTGTTCACTGCCTCCGACGATGGCATCGGAACCGCCCGCGATGTTTCAACCGGGAACACCGCGACAGAGATCAAGTTTGACAACCTGATCGAAGTCCAGTACAAGGTTGAGCCGCAGTATCAGGCTGGCTGCCAGTGGATCTTCCATTCGGACGCCATCAAGCAGCTGCGGAAACTGAAAGACAGCGCCGGCGCCTACATCTGGCAGCCGTCCGTCATCGCCGGCACACCTGACACGCTCCTGAACAAGCCGGTCAACATGTCGGCCTATGCCCCGAACACATTTACCACCGGTCTGTACGTCGGCCTGTACGGCGATCTGAAATATTACATGATCGTCGACAGTCTGCTGCTGGAAATCTCCGTGCTGAAAGAGCTGTATGCCCTGACGGGACAGACCGCTTATATCGCCCGGATCGAAACCGATGCGGCGCCCGTGCTCGCAAAGGCTTTCGCTCGCGTCAAGCTGGGCTAAGAAAGAGAGGACAAATAACATGATCGGATCATTTCTCAAAGAATGCAAAATCGTCCCGGTTGAAAACAGCGTAGCAGCCGGTCAGGCAACAGTTGTCGGTGAAATCGTTGATACCGCTGGGTTTGGCGGAGCGTGCTTCATCTACAAACTCGGCACAGTCACCGACGCTTCAGTCATCACGCTGAAAATCTATTCCGGCACCGACGCTACCGTTTCGGACGTTGCTGAATTGTCCGGTGCATCCGCAGCAATCGCGGCCGCCTCCAGCGACAGCAATCAGGAGCTGGTTGTCGAGGTTATCAAGCCCCGCGAACGGTATCTCCGTCCGTCCATAATCATCGGAACACAAGACGCGGCAATCGAATGGGGCGTCTGCATCCTGTTCAACCCGGACGTTATCCCGGTCAGTCAGCCCGCCACGGTCGACGATGACACGCTCGTTGTCAGCCCGGCAGAAGTATAAGGAGGGTAATCTAAATGGCTTTACCTGATGGTTACAATTCAATCCCTTTCAGCCGATATTTCGAGGACATTGCCGCCGGAATCGGTTCCATCGGCACGACCTATTATGTCGATGTGAATGCCGGAGCCGACACCAACGACGGCCTGAGCTGGGAATACCCACTGCTCACGCTGGCAGCCGCAATCGTTCTGTCAAACGCGAACATCGCAGCAGGAGCAACCGGCTGGGCGAACAGGAACAGGATTTTCTTCAAGGGCGACAACGACGAAGACCACAAGGAAACCCTGATTACCCTGCCGAACAAATGCGACGTGATCGGCGTCGGCAGCTACGACCACAGACCATATCCGATTATGCTCGGCAACCATGTAGTCGGGGCAGCCGTGTATATGGGGACGCGGTTCATCAACATGGGCTTTAAATCCCTGGCGGCAGGCGGGGCAATCTTTACGGTTCCCACTACAACCTCTGGCCTGCAATTTATCGGATGCCACTTTGACGGCAATACGGCAGTTCCCGCCACGATAGGCTTGTCTGCGACAGGCGTAGACTTCCTGCATGTTGAGGGCTGTGAGTTCTTTGGCGCGTTTTCAACATCAGCAATTGCGATAGGAGCCGGTGAAGGCCGCGGAACAATCATCAAAGGCAACAGAATCGAAGGCGTCAAGGGATTTACTGTCGACGCGTCATTTACGTCCGCGACAGAAGCATCGTTCTTTGCCGGAAACGTGCTCTATACGTCCGGCATGGCGATAGACGAAGATTCGGACATCTTTGTAATTGCTGACAACACCATTCTCTGCGAGGCCGGCAACGGCTATGCCGCGTGCATGGACATTGAAATCGTGCAGTGCGTGAACAACGTGCTTACGACCAAAAACGGTACATGCTACGACGTACCTCCGAGAGCTGGCGCACTGGCATAATTCATCCCGGGGCGGTCAGCAATGGCCGCCCCTATCGGAAAGGGGGCGACTGGGTGAACCGAAATGTGGAATTCAAAATATCAACGGCAATCACGACCGAGCCGGTGACATCAGCCGACGTAAAACTTCACATGCGGCTCACATCGGACACAACCGAGGATTCGCTCATTGGCTCGCTGATCACCGCCGCAAGGGAATACTGCGAGGGCATCACAGGCCGGTCGTTCGCGACGCAGACCATCACCGCATACCTGGACGCATTCCCTTGCGCCGACCGCTTCGAGCTGCCCCGGCCGCCGCTGCAATCCGTGACATCGATCAAGTACAAAAACTCGGCCGGGACCGAAACAACCATGACCGCAACGACCGATTACCTGGTGGACACTGACAGCAACATCGGCAAGATCGTCCTGCCATACTCGAAATCTTGGCCGTCGTTTGTGGCTTACCCGCTGAACCCGATCACGATTGTTTATAT